GCGCAGACCAACAACCCTTACAAGCATGTCATCCCCCAGACAAATACCCCTAGCTGACTTAGCTTTAATGACAGTGAGGAATGTGAAACAAATGCACATATCCCAAAAGCAATTCCGGTAAGTGGTATCAGTGCTGCCCGTGGGCTCCTGATGCTCAAGTGTGGCAGACATGCCATGACGGCGGTTGGTGACCTGGAACTTGTCGGTCTTGGCGTGTAAACGCAAAAACCACTCAGGACAACCCAAACGCCGCATGCACATGATCTCCAACATCTGAACATCAGCGCACTGCAAAAGATCATTCTTACTGAAATCACTCTCAATGAACTCTCCAGGCTGCTTATCGACGAAAGGAACGTATTGGTCGGGTGTGCACTTGTAAGCGAGTTTGAAACGGTAGGGTCCATCCATGAGTTGACAACGCTGGTCAAGCCTGCGCATCAACTCACCAAAGATGGGCCCAGAAACCGCATTGTACAAGTCCGTGCCTTTGAAAATGACACGGGGCGCCCAATTAGGTTTGTGCTCAACAAGCAAGGCCTCAGTCTTAACAAAGACCTCCTTACGGCTGTAGTCCTTAACTCTAGAAGTACAAAAAGAGTCAAGGGCTGCAACCATACGCGCCTGCTTCTCGGGCACAAACTTAGCGTTCCAGCGGTCGAACAAATCCTGGTTCCAAACGAACTCAGGCAGTCGATCGTGGCAGAGAGCATCAATGAAACGAAGAGAACCTGCAATTACCCGGGGTGTGGCCCGGTGGTGTGACAAATAATTGCAGCGTTTACGAACGGCGGCCATGAAATTATGATACCCGTTGTCAGGGACTACGGGGTGGAAATCTTTCAAAAGCGGCCCACCTTGCCGGACCAGCATGGGGTCAACATTCCATTTTTTCGGTATCCCAAAGCTGGCACTCTTGATGGGAATGATGGAAGGATCGGCAACGGCGTGGTAGGCTGCAGCCAGGGCCAGGTGGGGCACCTGGCCCCGGATTGGTTTTTCGTCGGTGGTGGTGGTGATGGTGGTGG